GCTGTCCCCGTGGTTAGTAACATTGCAGAAAACACAGCAATTACAGAATCATCACTATCTGCAACATTTCTTTCTGTATCTGTACAGCCATTTAAAGGCCGTGCAATTTCAACAGTTGAGTTGATCGACCGAAGCCGCCCAGAGTACCTAACAGCTTTATTGCAAAATCTTGAATTTGCTTATGCAAAGGCAACAGATGAGTTTGTAACAGCTGGCATTTACAATGACGGAAGCTCAACAGCACAGGCAGCAAATACAGCCGCCGGATTTCTTGGGTACACATCAAAGGCTTGCGCAGATGTCTACGGATCATCACTTGGCTTTGCTCGCTCACTTGTAGTTTCACCAACACAATGGGGAAACATCATGGGATACAACGACAATGGCGCACCACTTTACAACGCAGCACAGCCGTCAAACGCAGCTGGAAATGTTCGCGGTGACAGCTTGCGCGGTGTAGTTTCACCGGGCCTTAGCCTTTATGTTTCACGCTCGATTGGTGAAGTTTCAGGCACAACAGATGAAGGCGATCTTTCAATGGTTGTCATCAATCCAGATTCATACACATGGTATGAGTCACCTCGATTTACGCTACGCAGCAACATAAATAGCGATGGAACAATCGACATCCTGTACTACGGCTATGGCGCACTAGCTCCAAAGGTGCCACTAGGCGCACGTTGGAACAACCTAGCTTAATAAATCATCGGTAGCGGTCGCTCCCGAACGCTACTTATACGAAAGGAACCGAGATGCCAGCAATAGTCACAGCCTCACAGCTGAGGTCGATTCTTGGTGTCTCGGTTTCTTTGTACTCAGATGCACAGCTTGATCAAATTATTGATTCGGCTGAACAAACAATTTTGCCTTTACTCACGCAATACCAATCATCGGTGACTTTTGCCAATGTGAGTGATTCCGTCATTTATTTCACCACAATGCGGCCAAATTACTTTGTGCCGGGTCAATCTGTTGTTGTTACCGGGGCCGGTGCATACAGCGCGACTTACACGGTCACCGATGATCGTATTGAACCTTATACATTTACAGCGGCAACAGCGGCGGCTGATCGAACATACCCATTGCCGTTTATTCCTAGCGCTTTGGCTACCTTATCCGGTGGATCAGCCGCACAGCTGTACGCAACTACTCCCCCGGTCGAAAACGCAATCTTGGTTGTATCGGTTGAAATCTTTCAGAGCATTACAGCTCCCGGCAATCAGATCATGTCAGATAATTTTCAGCCAGCACCATTTATTCTCGGACGCAGCTTGACAAATAGAGTCATTGGATTGCTCGGGCCATTCTTAGACGTTGAAACGATGGCGCAATGAGTATTGAATCAGCCATCCGCACACCACTTAAAAACGCACTTTCATCGATTGCTGCCAATGTGTACAACGGCATCCCAGAGACAATGACTTCTCCAAGCATCTGTTTAATCCCGGATGCACCGTACCTTGAAAGCCTTTTGATCAATGGATCAACAACAAAAGTCAAAGTCAATTTAACAGTTACAGGCGTGGTGGGTTATTCCAACAATGCCGCAGCTTTGGACAATCTCGAAACCTTGATGATCAGCATCATCAGCGCAATGCCCGGCGGCTATGAAGTCGGCAATGTGAATCAACCACAACCATTGGAAGTCGGTGCCGGTAAGTATCTTACGGCCGATTTACAAGTTAGCACCTACTACACCAACTAAGGAGAAATCATGCCAACAACAATTATCACGGGCAGAGATATCACATTCACCATTGCTGGTGATAGTTTTGATGCTCAAGCTACATCAGCGACTTTGACTGTTGATTCAACAATCAACACTTATCAGACACTTGATGGAAAAGCGTATTATACAACAGATACACAAGGCACATTTGCCGTTGAGATGCTTGCAGACTGGGGCGCAGCTGGATCACTCTGCGAGGAACTATGGACAGCGGCAACAAGCGCACCAAACACCGGACTTTCCGTTATTTTTGGAGCAGATTCAGGCGCATCATTTGCTTTTGATGTTCAGCCGATCTTGCCATCTGCTGGCGGTACAGCACCGGATGCGCAAACTGTTTCATTGTCATTTACTTGTGTTACAACACCAGTTTTAACAATCACCTAATAGAAAAGGATACGGGAGCATGAAGCTAGCAATTACTATCGAATACACAGCAGGAAACACAGAAACCTACATCGCGCAACCGCCGGAGTGGGCTAAGTGGGAAGGCAAGACAGGCTTCACAATTCAGCAAGCTCAGGAAAAGATCGGCATTGCAGATCTCATGTTCTTGGCTTATCACGCAATGAAACGTGAACTAGCTGGTAAGCCTGTCAAGCCTTTCGAAATATGGTCGGAAACTGTTGCCGATGTGACCACCGGTGACAATGACCCAAAAGCCATAAGCGCGGAAGTCTAAGTCGCTTAATCGTTGAACTGTCTATCGAGACAGGAATTCCGATGAGTGAGTGGCAAAGCGCAGAAGATATTTTATCCGCACTAGAGATTTTGAAGGAGCAAAATGAGCGAAGAAACGGTCGCGTACGATAAAGCCGATCTTCGCAAAATTTATGCGGCTTTTAAAGCGATGGATGATGAAGCTGTAGCTCAAGCTAAAAGTATCAGTAACGGATTGGCAACTTACCTTCAGAAAAAGATTGTCACCGCAGCAGTAACACGCGATCTTGCATCGATTCGTATTGCTAACGGCGCACGAGTTTCAAAGTCATCTAAAGTCGGTGAATTGTCATTTGGATTTGTAAGCCAAAAGTTTTCAGGAGGCGGTACAACTCAGCAGCTTTGGGGCGGTTACGAATTTGGATCAAACAAATTCAAACAATTCCCGATCTGGTCTGGCCGTGAAGGTCGCGGATCGCGAGGCTGGTTTATCTATCCAACTTTAAGAGCTGAACAACCTGCAATCATCGCCCAATGGGAAGATGCATTTTCCAAGATATTGAAGGAGTGGTAATGGCCGGCGCATCCAGAACCTTAAAACTTTCCATTCTTGGAGATGTCGATCAACTTAAAAAGTCGCTTGCCTCAGCTGATACCGAAGTCAAATCATCAGCCTCAAAGATTGGTGATTTTTCAAAGAAAGTCGGCTTGGCTTTTGCAGCTGCCGGAGTCGCTGCCGCTGCCTACGCTGGCAAATTGCTCATCGATGGCGTTAAGTCAGCCATTGCCGATGAAGCCGCTCAGGCACGCCTTGCAACGACTTTACGCAACGTTGTAGGCGCAACCAATGATCAGATTAGAGCTATCGAATCACAGATAACCAAGACATCACTTTTGACCGGCAAGACGGACGATGAGCTTCGTCCGAGTTTTGATCGGTTGATTAGAAGTACAAAAAACGTTGAGGAAGCTGCAAAACTTCAAGCACTAGCGTTGGATATTTCCGCAGGCGGCACGATCACTTTGGAAGCGGCTTCAAATGCGCTTGCAAAAGCACATGACGGTCAGACAACAGCACTTGGCAAATTAGGAACTGGCATTGAAAAAGCTGATCTCAAAACAATGTCCTTTGAGGAGATCACAGCAAAACTAGGTGAGACTTTTAAAAATCAAGCTTCAATCCAAGCAGAAACTTTTGCCGGCAAAATGGATCGTCTCAAAGTTGCATTTGATGAAGGCAAAGAGACAGTCGGATCATTTGTTTTAGATGCCATTACTCCTTTGGTTTCAGGCTTTGTCAATAAGGTAATACCAGCGGTTCAAAACTTAGCCAATGAAATTGGCCCAAAACTCACACCAGTATTCAAAGTTTTAGGCGATTACTTCACACAGGTACTCATTCCAGTATTTACGACTTTGTACAACTTTATTAAAGATTACATTGTGCCAATATTGCAGGTCACATTGATTCCAATTATTACGGCTCTTGCTAAAGCTTGGGTGAGCATTGTTGATGCTTTGAAAGATAACTCTGCCAATTTAGAACCGTTACGCGCAGCATTTTTTGCGTTTGCTGGTTTCTTGCGTGACTACGTTGCACCACTTATCGGCACATTCATTAGCGGTTCAATCTCTGGTATCGCTGGCGTCATTTCCGCTTTGATCGGTGTCGTGGGCAATGTAACAAGCGCGGTAACGACTGCATTTAGAAACATCAAAGATTTCTTTGGTGACGTTCGAGACTTCATCGTTACTAGTGCGGGCAACATTTTTAACCCGTTATACAACGGCATGAAAGCCGTGCTTAATGGAATTATTGGCATTTGGAATAAACTTGACTTTGCAATCGATATCACCGTGCCGGACTGGGTTCCAATCGTGGGTGGTCGAGGCTTTAAGGTTGCAGACATATTCCCGGACATTCCAATGCTGGCAAAAGGCGGAATCGTCACATCACCAACTTTGGCCATGATTGGCGAGGCTGGCCCGGAGGCCGTCGTGCCATTGAACCAATCCGGAGGCTTTGGCAACACTTACAACATCACGGTCAATGGCGCCGTTGATTCCGAAGGTACAGCCCGTCAGATCGTCAATCTCTTAAATAACAGCTTCTATCGTGGCACGGGTGGCGCGACGGCTTTGGTGACATCATGACGGTTTTCAATCCGGTTTGGCAGGTTGAGGTAAACGGCGTTTCATACACCAATTTCGTGCTTGCCAATATGACGATCAATTCTGGTCGCACAAACATTTATGAGCAAGCACAAGCCGGATATTGCAATATTCAGCTCATCAATATTGATCAAACAAACATTGAATTTAATATCAATAACACCGTGAGCATTTCAATAAAAGATTCAACCAATACTTTTGTGCCAATCTTTGGTGGAACTATCGTCGATCTTGCCGTTGCTGTTGCCGAGGTTGGAAACGTCGGCTATGTACAAAACATCACCATTGTTGCTTTGGGTGCATTGTCCAGACTTCCAAAGGCTTTGACCGATGGCGTATTGCCAAAAGATTATGATGGAACTCAAATTGCCATAATCCTTGAGGATTTGCTGTTGAACAACTGGACAGAGGTAGCACCAACGGTTGAATGGACTACCTTTGATCCAACTACAACATGGGCAACAGCTGAAAACGTAGGACTCGGCGAAATCGATCAGCCAGGTAATTACGAACTAGCAGCTCGAACATCTAATCGAACAGATGTCTATTCTTTGGTGTCAGCTCTTGCAACATCTGGACTCGGTTACATATACGAATCGGCAACAGGAGCGATCTCATACGCAGACAGCACTCATCGCGTTACATATTTGGCCGCTAACGGATACACCGACGTTTCAGCCAATGAAGCTATTGCATCAGGAATTTCTATTCAAACTCGCGCCGGGGATGTACGAAACTCGGTCACGGTTAAATACAACGCCACTTCATCAGCTGAGAAATCGGCCGAGGATGCAACCTCGATTGCAATCTTTGGGCGTCTCTCACAGATTGTTCAAACAACTCTGCACAATGCCGGCGATGCCGAAAGTCAAGCAGATTTCTATTTAGCACTTCGCGCCTATCCGCTCGCAATGATGCAATCAATTACTTTTGAGCTGACAAATCCTGAAATGAGTGATGCTGATCGCGATGCAATGATCAAGATATTCATGGGATTGCCGCTTAGAATTAGCGATTTACCTTTAAATATGAACTCGGGAACTTATGCAGGTTTTGTAGAAGGCTGGACAGTATCGGCCGGATACAACACAGTTTCAGTCACGGCTTTGTTATCGCCGTTGGCATTTAGTATTCAGGCGATGAAGTGGGAAACCGTTTTACCGGCTGAGCAATGGAATACCGTTTCAGGCGCGCTGGAATGGCAAGACGCCACGATTGTGGCATAAGGAGGAGCAATGACGAACCCCACGAGTAACTATGGCTGGATTATGCCTTCGCCCGTAGATTTAGTTACGGATTTGCCGGCTGATTTTGAGGTTTTTGGTCAAGCTGTTGATACAGCATTGGCCGATCTTAAAGGCGGTACAACAGGTCAAGTCTTATCAAAAACAACAAATGCCGACATGGATTTTACTTGGGTGGCAGCTAATCCGGGTGACATTACCGGCGTTACAGCTGGAACAGGTATTTCAGGCGGTGGTACATCGGGCACGGTCACAGTAACTAA